CGTTGGAATGGATAACATTTTTACTGTAAAATGTTGCGCAAGTGGCATTTTTTATTAACAGAAGGCAAAGGACATGGACCTTAATCGCGATAGTTTAAAGGCACTTTTCTTGGAAGCTCTGCAAGAGCATCATGAAGAAGTCATTGACTCTCATGCATCACATCACGAATGGATACAAGAAAGAATAGAATCTGAAAAGTTAAAGAAAGAAATGCTTAAAAAAGTAACAGAAGCCGCAATCCAATGGTCAGTTGCTGGTCTTTTAGGAGCAGCGGCTTATTGGATGCAAGCGCATTTTAAGCCATAAAAGATAGACTACACGCGGTACAAATACTATAATTTAATAAAAATGTGCCTGCTGCAACAGCTCGCTTGTGATAACTTGGAGTCATTATGAGCAACAATAGCAGCGTAACATACACAACACTACTTACAGACCTTCGACGGTACCTAGAGCGTGGTTTCACGCAAGAGTCTGATCCATACGTTTATGAGCAACTTCCTCGGCTTATAACGCTCGCTGAACGCAGAATTTCCCGTGAGCTTAAAGTCACAGGATTTATTGTGCCAGTCACCACAACATTACCTGCTGGCGTATCAGTTTACCCAAAACCTGATAGATGGCGTGAAACCGTATCAATGCATATTGGTACTAATGCAATTCACGGCAGATCCTATGAGTATATTCGCAATTATTGGCCTGACAGTGAAGAAACTGGCACACCAGAGTATTACGCTGATTATGATTATTTTCATTGGTTAATTGCACCAACACCTGCTACTGATACCACCATAGAGATCCTTTATTACGAGCAACCACGATTTCTCGGTGAAGAAACTCAAACAAACTTCATTACTGACTTTGCGCCAGATTTATTGCTGTACGGTACGTTACTTGAAGCAGCACCTTATCTTAAAAATGATGCACGCTTGCAAACTTGGCAAACGCTTTATGATCGTGCAGCGCAATCACTTAATGGCGAAGATCTGCAACGCATTCTTGACCGAACTGCAATTAGGAATAAAGCATAATGACTACATCATACAATTACGTTTTTGGCGGTGCTACCGTCTATCCATCTGAAGTTAGCTACGAATCATTAACGCTGACAGCAAACGTACAATTAAGTTGGCCGGAAGAAACTTCTGCGTCAAGCAATCTTGCTGCTAAGATTATTGATATTCAAACCACGACGGCTGCCTTAAAGATTCTGCTTCCTGATGCACAAAAAGCAGGAACGGGGCAGACAATCTTATTTAATAACATCGGCACGCAAACTATCATCATTGCTAATTATGATGGAACACAAGTGGTGTCGATTGCAACGGGTACGCTTTGGCAAGTTTATTTAACAAATAATTCAACATCAGCAGGATCATGGCGTTCACTGCAATATGGTGCGGCTACTTCACAAACTAATGCATCCTCATTAGCTGGAACAGGCATTGTTGCAGTTGGTACAGTATTATCTCAGTCTGTTCCGATAACCACATTTAGTACAACAGGATTTACATTAGGCACGACAGATCGTGCAAAAATGTATAACTGGACTGGCGCAGGGGGTGTCGTCACATTTCCATCTGCTGCAACGGTTGATAATTGGTTTATTTATTTGCGCAATTCGGGAACGGGTGCGATTGTTGCCACGCCAGCAGGAATCAATACCATTGATGGGTTAGCATCGTTAAGTTTTCAACCTGGTGAATCAGCAATTATTGCTTCTGATGGCAGTAATTTTTACACCATAGGATTTGGTCAGTCTGCGACATTTGCGTTTGATTACACGTCTATTGCTGTAGCAGGCACTGGCACCTATACACTTTCTGGATCTGAATTAAATCGAGTTGCTTACAATTTTACCGGCTTATTAACTGGCAATCGCACCATCATTGTTCCAACAACGGTACAGCAATATTGGATAACCAATAGTACAACAGGTGCCTATACGTTTACAGTTAAAACAGCCGCTGGTGCTGGTGTTACGATTACACAAGGTCAACGTGGTATTTATTACTGCAATGGCACTGATTTTCTTATTGCCGATACTGCCTCTATTGCACTTCCAATTGATATTTCGCAAGGTGGTACTGGCGCATCAACTGCGGGTGGCGCACTAATCAATTTAGGTGGTGGATCCACTGGTATTAGTATTTTTTCTGCTGTTACTCAGACTAATGCATGGACTGCGTTGGGTACTGCTCAGTCTGGTAATGTCAATGGTGGGACGTTCTAATGAGTACCATCATCTTAAAGTCAGATCCTGGCATTAAACGTGACGGAACCAAGTTTGAAGGTAATGCTTACGTTGATGGCCAGTGGGTTCGCTGGCAACGTGGTCTTCCACGCAAGATTGGTGGATTTAGATCAACAACCAAATATTTGCCAGAAAAAAGCACGGGTTTAACTAATATAAACAAAGGCGACTTTGTTTATATGCACTCTGGATCGGCTACTGAGCTAAATAGACTCACCATTGATGCAAGTTATAACAGCTCGATTATTACGAGTAGAACACCAATAGCGGTTGTATCAACTGGAAGTGTAACTTTAACTGGTGGTGCTGCTGGCGTTGTTAGCATGATTACCATAAATGGCGTAGATATTATGTCTGCGCCTGTTGCTTATACAGTCAGTTTATCTGCTACGGCTACGGCTGTTGCGGCAAACATTACTGCTTACACTTCTTTCCCAAATTATGATGCAACCGCAGTTGGCGCAATTATTACGATTACATCCACTAACGCTGGATCTATTTATAACGGTTATGTAGTCGTTGCAACCACAACAACAATTACCACTACAAAAGTGGATATGTCTGGTGGATCTGAAGCGTTAATTGCGGATGCTGACAACAAGTGGATGTTTGACTATCAGTATGATTCATCAACGACTGCTAACTCAATATTGGCGCATTGCGCACCAAATAACTCTTATGCAACTAATGACACCGTAGGACAAATATTTTATGGCGATGCATTTGGCACAGTACCACTTAAAGACATTCGACTTCCAACCGGTGCTAATGTGGCTGGTGGCATCGTATCGCTTCATCCATATCTTTTTTACTATGGTGGTGATGGTATTGTTGGCTGGAGTGTTGCTGGTGACTTCACAGATCTATCAGGTTCTGGCTCTGGCATTGCGCGTCCTTGGGGTACAAAAATAATAAAAGGCATGCCGCTGCGTGCTGGTAGCGGTAACGCTCCTGCTGGTTTGTTTTGGGCGTATGACGCTGTTATTCGTACAACCTTTACTGGTGGCGCAACTGTGTTTCAGTTTGACGTTATAGCCACAGGCACGTCAATTATTTCACCAGATTCTGTTGTGGACTATGACGGTATTTATTATTGGGTTGGTGTTGATCGGTTTATGATGTTTAACGGTGTGGTCCGTGAAGTAGCAAACCTAATGAACCTAAATTATTTTTTTGAAGGTATCAATCAAAACGAACGTCAAAAAGTGTTTGGATTTAAGGTGCCTCGATTTGGTGAGATTTGGTGGTGTTATCCTCGTGGTGATGCAACCGAGTGTACACATGCTGTTATCTACAATGTGCGTGAGCAGATTTGGTATGACACGCAGCTTCCCAATGCAGGCAGAACATCAGCAACGTACAGTAATTTATTTGTAGCACCAATCGCAGCCGGTCTTGATGCAGTAAATAATGATTTTCATGTGTGGATCCATGAAAAGGGTGTTAATCAAATTTATGAAAACACCATACAGCCTATTTACAGTTTCTTTGAAACGGCTGATTTATCATCACCAGCACAAGGAAATTCAAATTGGCACGAGATTTCTATTATTGAACCAGACTTTGTGCAAAGCTCTGACATGACGGTACAAGTAATTGGTCGCTCTAACGCTCGCGCACCAGAAGTTTACGGAACTATTTATGCATTTCCAGATACTGCGCAGGCAACTTATCAACAAATCGTCACATTAAAAGAACAACGTAGAGAATTAAGACTTCGATTTGAGTCCAATGCAATTGATGGTGATTATCAAATGGGGCAGATTATTGCGCATATTGACGTTGGCGACGGTACGGTGACAGGATGATTAGAATTACATTACCAACTGGATTACAACTTCAAGACTGGGCAGATCAACTGTCACTTGATTTGGATCCTTATGGTGCAATTAGACGATTAAATGACATACAAAAATGGCAGGATTGGGCAGTACAATTTGTGAGCAGTACATCATTGCCACAAAATGCACCAAATCCGTATAACTTTGATAATTGGCAAGATTGGGCAGAGCGTTTCTGCGAGGTAACAAATGGATAAACAAATATTAGTAGAATTAGTTCGCGGAAACCCAGCTTATCAGCAAGCGATTACGCAGATGGAGCAAAAGTTTGCAGATCAGCCTATTTCATCTGGCGACATTGATAGCTTGATTAAATTCTTAGAAGCGGCAGTGGATCATCCAGAGCATTACGACAAGCTCAGAGCTGCTGCCATTATGGATGGCAAGTTAGATCAAGATACGCTTCCTCCAGAATTCAATGCTCAAGTTATCATTTCATTGTTGATTGCGCTGTATGGCTTGCGAGATCGTATCGAAGGTAAAGAGCAACAGCCAAATCAAGGAATGATGCCGCAACCGCAACAGCGTCCTATGATGCCACCTGCGCAATCACCACAAGGCATGATGCCACAACCACAACAACCAATGGCACAAGGCGGTCTTGCAAGTGCCGCGCAACATATCCAAGCCGCTGGTCGTGGTGGGGATACGATGCTTGCGCATATCAACCCACGCGAAGCGGCTATGCTTAAAAACATGGGTGCATCAGGTTCTATCAATCCACGCACAGGTCTTCGTGAGTTTGGGTGGAATTGGAAAAGCATGATTAAAACCATTTTGCCTGCGGCAATTGGTGTGTTTGCACCGGCAGTTGGTAATTATCTGGGTAGTGCGGCTGGCTTTGGATTAGGTAAAGCAGGTCAAATTGCTGGTACTGCATTGGCTGCTGGTGCAGTAGGTGCGGGTGCGGCAGCCTTAACGGGTGACAACATACTAAAAGGTGGATTGCAATCTGGCGTACTCGGTGGATTAAACGCTGGTTTAGGATCTGAAATTGGTGGTGCTATAGGCATTAAAAACCCAATTGCACAGTCAGCAGTGGGCGGTGCATTAATTGGCGGTGGTATGAATGCATTGACTAATGAAGACATTATGAAAGGTGCATTGCAGGGTGGTATTGGTGGTGCGCTTTCTGGTGCTGGCCCGCAATTAGCCAATAAATTTGCAACAGGAAGTCCAAATTTAGGTAGCGGCATAAATACAGCCGCACGAGTTGGCGGTAATATGCTGACAGCAGGTTATGAACCAGGTCAGGCAATTACGTCAGGTGCATTAGCAGGTCTTGCGAAAGGAGTTTGGGATAAAAATTCTCCTGCTGATCAAGCAGTGCAACAAACGGCTGATGAAAATTCGGCTGGCTATAAAGATGCAATGAAAAATGTTGGTTTTGGGTCAAATACTCAAACACCACCTGCAACAGGCTCAGTACCACCTGCTGGCGATAAATCTATGGACTGGGGAACAATTGGTTTGCTTGGACTTGGTGGTGTTGCGGCTGCATCCATGCTGGGCGGATCTGATAAGGTA